CTCGTTTTTTTAAATATGCTAAGGCATGACGAGACATTAGGCTGGTAGGTTTGTCTATAAATCTAGTAAATTCTGGGGGAAGTGATAAATCATGTTTTACTATTGTTTCCTCAACAAATGATCCCTGGGGGATTAATTTTTTGGCTTCGGCTATTTTATCATATGCCTCTGCTTTTTTAAGTAAATTAGGTATAGTTTTACCTCTAGTATTACATACCCAACAATGCCAAGGATTATGACCCTTTTTATTCTCCGTAAAATTAACTTCTAATTTGGGTTTCTGATGTTTACAGAAAGGACAGTGGTAAGCATAATTACCTCTGGATGTGGTTTTTCCTCTCCCTAAAACAGAATCAACTAGAGTTACTAGTAAGTGATTTACCATGAGCGTGAATATACGCTGAGGAATTTAGATATCCAAGTCTTTAGTGAAGAATTTTCCTAAAATGTTATCGTTATAATATAAATCGGGTTTTTCCAAGACCTCCAACTGGAATAAATATTTAGTTTCCAGATAAGTAAGATGTTTTTTATTAAAACCTATCTCTATAATTTGTTTACCCAAACTTTCCAGCGTAACTTCACCTTCAGCGATTTGGTTTTTTAGATGTTTATTAGATCCATAATATTTTTTCCAATCACTTTCTTTACTCACAATTTTATGCAATGCTCTTCTCCCCCGACCGCTTTGTTCTGCTAGTTCGGATTTTTTGAGTTTTGTTTTTTTGTTGTGATATAAAACTTTTTTTCCAATATATTTTTTACCCTCGGGGGTACTCACTTCATAGATAAACCCAAATGTTCCAAGTGGAAATTGTGATATGTCTGTGATTTTTTCATTATTATATAACCAATTCATTATTTATTTTTTAAGGATTAACGTTTTGTGCTGTTAAAGGTACTAAACCATTATTAGCACTGCTTCCGGATTCCCAATACATTACTTGGAATACTGATGTAGTATCGGCATCTGCTAATATTTGGGTTCCCGCATTATTATAAAAACTACTTGAGTTATGTCCTACATTATAGAAATATCCATAAAAAGTTCTTGAACTTCCTGCTATTAATTCTACTTCTAAAATAGCATTATCTCCTACATCTAAGGTACTATCTGCTCTTAAAATAAAAGGTGTAGTTGTATCATCGCTAAGATTTTGAATCGCTATACGATTATATCCTCTAGGGATTGTATATTCATACCAATCAGCATTAACATCAAATGTAGCTGCACTTTCACCTCTAACATAAGCAGTAGCATTATCAACTGTTACTGTGTCATAAGTTACTGTAATAAACCCAACTCCTTCAGAAACACTTAAACCACTAAATGTGCGATCACCACCTGCTGCTCCAACAAGTCTAATTGATCCACTATTAACAAGTTGTTGAGTAAATAAATAATAATAATCCCCTGCCCCTGTTGCACTTCCCGTATTTATAAAAAGTTGACCTGGAGCTGTGGGAGTAGTACTTGAAAATCCAATAGTATCCGCTCCGGGATTACCTGAAACCACCGTAGTATCAATAGTATACCCTGGTACGCTTTCATCTATACTATACACAATATTAGGTTGAACTACTCTAATGTAATTATTATCCCCATTACCACCTGTAGTAGTACCTCCCCCAGCAGTTGAATTATCTATACTCCCGGCAATTCCCTGACAAGTTATTGTAGCTGCTTCTCCTGAAGTTACTGTAGGAGCACTTGTAGCAAATACTGTAGCAGAATAAGTAGAAGTACCTACAGGTGAAGCTTCCCCATTAGGACATCCGATTTCAGCGTCCCATGCAGTATTACTCATAGGAGCATATACTTTAAAATCACCATACTCTACAGTAGAAAGATTTTTATTAAAGGTAATAGTAGTAGTCCCTGGAGAAGTTACTGTAGGATACCCATCACTTTCAGTACCTGGGATTGATGTATTTGGATAAGCAAGGTTAGTGACGGGGTCTACAAGACCATTTAATGCCGTAGTAAATGATGATCTGTTACCTCCCCCAATATTATATGAAGAAGCTCCTCTATATCCACTATCAGCAACTATACTTCCATTATACTCAACTATAAATCTATCAGGTACACTATAAGCAATTCCTACTATAGCAACCGTACCTGTTGAAGTTCCAAAATTAACAGGTTGTTGAATAGGGTACCCAACTCCGCCAGAATATGCTGCACTATTTCCACAATCAATAGGAGGTAATACTATTAAATTTTGCGTACCTCCATCACATTCACAACTATCATATGTTATAGTAGATTGACCTGAAGTACTGGGAGTTATAGAATATTGATAACAAGTCAAACCACTTGTACCACTTGACCCGGATGTGCCTGAACTACCTGATGTACCTGAAGAACCTGAAGATCCTGATGTACCTGAAGAACCTGCTATTGATTGTCCTGAAGTACCGCTAGTACCCGATGAACCTGAAGAACCACTTGAACCCGAAGTGCCTGAAGAACCACTTGTACCTGAAGTACCGCTTGTACCCGATGAACCTGAAGTACCTGAAGTACCTGAAGAACCGCTTGTACCTGAAGTACCACTTGTACCTGAAGATCCTGATGTGCCTGATGTACCTGAAGATCCTGATGTACCTGAAGTACCTAAAGTTGTTGTTTGTTTTTTAATGATATCACCATCTAAAACTAAAACATCAGTTTGACCTGTAGTAGTACTTAATCCTTTAAAAGTTACACTTCCTGATGTAGTAAGGCTTCCACTAATTGAAATATCGTAATCTTGGGCTGCTGTAAATGCATCTACAGATTGAGATACATGCCATGATTGTATCCTAAAATTTTGTACTACCTCATCAGTAGCAGGAATAAATATCTTTTTGAGTTGTTTTGCCATGTTACTTTAAATATTAGTTTAATACAGAAGGTTGTTGATATGAATCATAAGCTGATAAAGGAATTAAACCATATTCTGTAGATGATCTTTCCCAATATTGAAATTTAAAAATTTGGGTTTTTCCATAATTTGCATCTGTTGAATTCCCAACTTGGAATACTTCAGATCCGTTTCCATTATCTCTTGATAAAAACCTTCTACGAAGAGTAGAACCATCTTGAGTAGCAAAAGCTATAAAATTAATAGTTCCCCCACTTTCACCAAAGACACCATCACTAAACCATTTAGCTTCTACAATTAATTCATCTCCTGTTTTTAATGTATTAGTTCTAAAATTTTCATCTAACCAAAATCCAAATAAAGTATCAATAGCATCATCTGATAGATTACCAAAAGTTATTCTAGTATAATAATTTGATATGGGATATATAGTAGTTGTTGAAGTAGTGTTAGTAGGTCTAAATTGTAATACTTCAAGTCCCGTACCTGCTGTAAATGTAGTACCACCTACTTCAGAAATATATTCTAAATATAAATCTAAATAATCACCTTTAGTAGCATCATTTAATAAACTTACTTGTGTAACTTCATATACAGCCCAATCATTACCTACTCCTGCATTTGTATTTCCGATTAATAATCTAGATTGGGAGACAGGAGTCATAATATTCATTTCTTCTGTAAAAGAACCAATATTAATCTTTATTCTAGTAGAAGATGATTTAGTAGTAGTTTGAATTAAAATTTTATTAGTATCAGGTACTGCCGTATTAAACCCAACTGTTCCATCTACTACAAATTGATATGAAGCTGCCCCCGTTAAATCCTCATTAGTATAACTATTATAATCTATTCTATCTACAGTATTAACTTGATAATTAGATCCTGAGTAATTAGTACTAACTTCTACTATATTTCCTGTAGTGTCTACTCCTAAGTTATAGGTAGGAGATGAAGATACAAAATTTCCCGAATTACCATATTTAGCTAATTGAATTTGCCCATTATACCCAATTTTCATTTTTAAAGTAGAAACATTAGTAGTATTAGTCCAAAAAGTTATAGCTGAAGGTGCTATTTTCCATTCTCCACTAGCATATACCCAATCGGCATTATCTGGTTCAAATTGTATTTTAGCATGTTCTATACCCGTAGCATCATCAGGCATTTTTCCAACAATATTTCCTAAATTAATTGTAGAAAGTGTAGGATTAGCAACATCGTTAGTTAATATTAAATTAGATTTTCCTGAGGTTCCATTATCTGCGGAAGAAATTCTTAATGTTTTATTAACATCATCCCAAGTTAATTCACTATCACCTGCAGGATTATCATCCCCATCAAAATACAAAACTTGAGTATCTAATCCTGTTATACCCCCAGCTGATGTACCTGAAGTACCTGATGAGCCTGATGAACCCGAATTACCTGTAGGACCAACAACTGAAGTACCTGAAGTACCCGAAGAACCTGATGAACCACTAGTACCTGACGAACCACTTGATCCTGAAGTACCTGATGAACCATTAGTACCTGCTGACCCCCCAGTACGTTTTTTTAAAGTACCTGTAGAAGTATCAATAACTACAAAATTAGTAAGAGCAGCATCTGTGTCTAATTCTTTGATATTAACAGATCCAGTTACATTTAAACTACCACTAATTGAAATATCATAAGCTTCAGCAGCGGTAAGAGCATCTACAGATTGAGATACATGCCATGAGTTTATAGTAAAGTCTTGTACTACCTCATCAGTACCTGCTGCGAATATTTTTTTAAGTTGTTTTGCCATGAGATTATCTATCTATGTTTATAAGTATGGTAGTATCTGTAGTTTGTGAAGTAGGAAGTGGTTGAGATAATTTTCCTATTGCTATTAAATCTTGATTTTCATTATATAACCCTACAGTAGAAACATAAGGGCTAAAATTTGAACCTGTTGTAAAATCTTTATATTGATTACTCCCAGAAATAAGAATTTCATTTTGTCCAAAGTTTTTCAATAAACTAGGATTTAATGAATAGTTATATTCATTTGCTCGTATAGTACACTTATATTGAGTTTCATATATGTCAAATGAAGAAGAAAAAGAACAACTAATATTTCTAGTATCTACAAAATCTTTTACCCAATTTGGGTCATTAGTAAAACTCCCAGTATCCCCTCCATAAAAATTATTTCCATAAATATCTGCCCCATATCCACTAACAACTCTTCCTGTTAAAATTGCAACTCCCTGTTCATATATAATATTACCACAGTGTTGATTATCTAATAATAAATTACCTTCACCATCATCTTTTATATCATAATAGGTAGCTCCTGCAGAACCAGATCCAAATCTTATAGTAAATGAAGAAGGTTGAATATAATTACCATATAATTTAGAAGGTATTGATAATATTCCTAAAGTACCGTAATTTTGGTTAGGAAATTCTTTTTGAGGTGTTAAATCTGATTGAGAAAAATTATAAAATCTTCCCCTAGAAGTTTTTAATCCTGTTAACCTATCACCTTCAGGAGTAACACCAGGTACTAAACTTGCAGTAGCAGGAGCATCTCCCGTAGAGGATATAGTAAAATTAGAATAATAAAGTTGTTTAACAGAATCATATACTAATTTTTGATATTGGGTAGAAAAATATCCCGTAGTGGGTTCTGTAATAGTATCAAAAAATTCCCCTTCAGGAATATTAACAGCTAAAAATCTATCTATATAAGCTTGATTTAAAGTATCTCCTAATATAATCTCCTGCCCATACACACCAGTTCCGTAAATAGCTCCTCCATAAGGGGATAAAGATTGTACACTTCTACCAATAAAGGATAGTCCTTTATTAACCCCAAATGGAGTTATAATTACGTCTTGGTTTGTAAGTGTTTTTAAATAGCTCATTCATTAGAAATCTAACTTAACTCTAACGAGTGCTTCTTTTGTAAAGTCTTTAATAAGGGGTTTGCTTAATTTAGCTACTGCTAATAGCTCATTTTCATCATTATACATCCCTATAGTTGTAACAAAAGTTTGTGGGGCATTTATAAAGTTATTATAAAGCACTTCTCCTGTAGAACCTGATATAAATGAAGGGTTTGAAGAATAATTAAATTGGCTATTTTTTGCTCTTACAAAAACATAATCTGAAGTTATATTTTCTTGACTATTTAAAGTAAAATTCCCTGAAGCTGATATGGCATTATATAATATAGCAGGATTATTATCTGTTGTATTTGAATTATATAAAGTATTTAATCCAACACCTCCTCCACTTGATTCTAAACCTAAAGCTGTTGCATTTAAAATTATAGCCCCAACATCGGGTAAAAATAATCCATAAGAGCCTGATGCAGTCATCCCATTAGCAACTGCATCTGAAGGAGTTGCTCCTGATCCTATTGCTTTACCTGCTGATCCTGATACTATCTGGAATACTCTTCCTGCTTCATTAAATACAGTAGTTGAAACATCATTACTATTATCAGTTAATTGAAGATCAAAGTTACCTCCTGCACTTGAACTTTGAATTGTTAAGGCCAAAGTCCCAGGAAATATGCTACCTTTATATTTACTTCTTTCTACTGAAATAGCATAAAAACTTTGAGTAACAGGAGTTACACCTCCGAATATAAATTGGTTATTTTCATCTCCTAAAACAATATTTTGCCATTGCCCGTAAACTGTAGAAGTAAATGATTTACCATTAATCCCAGCATCATATAATAATGACCCAGATCCTGCAGCATCCCCAAAAGCAATATTAAATTGTATTTCTGCAGCGGTTTGAGTAGAACCTGTTTGGTATATATTTAAATAATAATTTCCGCTTGTTGAAGCTACTTGAACTGAGGAGGTATTAAAGCTAGTTAATGTAGGAACATTACCAGTCCAGGCACCTGCAGTAACACTATCAGCACTAATTAAAAAGTCGTCAGGAGAAAGTCTAGTAAATGACATTATGCGTTAGTTTTTGTAATTTTTATTGGGATGGTTATTCTAGCTCCACTATCTCTTCCAATAACCTGTAAGGTAGTATTTAATTCAGTATTTGACCCAAATAAAGTATTTACTGTAGTAGCTGTCATATTAATAGTTGTACCAACAACTGTACTTGAAACGTTAGTACCTAATGTTTCTGTTTGATTTAGGGCTACAGCACCTTCTGTTTGAATTCCTACACCATTAAATGTATTTAATACTCTAACATCAGCTATAGTAGCTGTGTACCCATTAGCTTCAAATACTTGGTTATTACCTAAGTAATTTAAAGTTTGTGGTGTAATTGCTAATGAAGCACCTTGTTTTAAAGTAACTTGAGAAAAACCTAAATCTAATACAGGCATTTTAGCTGTACCTCTAGGTAAAGTTACTAATTTATATCTTAAATTTTGAGTAGTTTCAGGAAAAGCCTCTAATAAAGGCATGTTTTCTATAGCTTGACCATAAAAAGCACTTCCTGAAGGATGAGTTGGATTATATAAAGTATAATCAATTTCATCATCCGAAAGAGCAAATTGAGTGATTCTAAAAGAACCATCACCTCTTGCTAAGAGTTCTCTGCCTTTGTTTGTTAAGATAGCATCTACTGTTACTACCGAATTATTTAAATATCCCATTGTTTATAAATATGTGGTTATAAATATTATTATTTTTAAGTTTCGTTATCTGTTATTATTCCTCTTTCTTTTAAATTAAGGATTATATTATCTAAATTTTTTCTTAATTTTTTAGTTGGGTATTCTGGTAGTATAATACCATTAAAACCATTTGTTCCTCCTATTTTGGGAACATCTAAAATTATATAAACAGGATTATTAACATCTACTTTATGTAAAACAAAGCTGTTTAAAGTATTAGAAGGTGGTGGAGGTGAATTAAGTCTTAATTTTAATCTACCATCAACATCTTGTGAAGGTTCTATTACTTCATAGATAGTATAATCATTTTCCTTATTATATCCAAACCTAATTCTATCACCTGGGGTAACAGTAAAAGGTATAGTAACAGGAGAAAAATTAAAACCAGGCTCAATTTCATTTAATACATTTTGGGAATTTTGAGTATTCCCATAATTTAAAGAAATTTCGTTTGATGCGGTTACCCATGTATTAGTATCGGATCTATTCCAAAATGGCAAATCAGTAGCAGGAACAGTAGTTTCAGGGTTTTGATTAGTTACTTTAAAGTTAAGATAATTAATTTGTAATTGGCTAGTTGCACCATCTGGTAAATTCATGGTTATTTGAGCCTTAAATACACCTCCTGCTAAATCAGCTGCTTGTACTTGTATTAAATGGGTAAAATCCTGAATAAAAGGATTACCTGTAGAAGGAGCGGGTTGTAAATCAAAAGGTAAGACAGTACCAATTACATCTCCATCCTTTGTTAATTGGATTTCCCCTGAAACTGTTTCATCATTCCAACTTTCTAATTGGGTACTTATTGAAAATATTACATTTTGTATTTCATCTGCAGGAGAAACATTTAAATTAGTTACAGTATAAGTACCCGCAGTTGCATCTACAGTTGCTACTGTAGCTTCTGGAGATTGGAATGGTGCATTATAAGTACTAAATGAATTAGCTCCATCACTAATAGCAGCTGCTCCTTTATTCATCCAAAATAAAGCTCTTGGAACAATATTTGTATCTATAGCACTGTCAAAATTAAGAGAATTAACATTAGCCCCTATACTAGATCCGGTTTGAGAATATAAAATAGGTTCTTGTTTACCAATTGCTGCAATTTTTTTCCTCCCTACTAACTGACCATTTACAGCACTTGCAGCATCATTTCTAACAATTACGTTTCTCCCAATTTCAAAATTTTGATTTAAATTATTTAAAGAATCATAATCTTCAGAGGGCTTACTTACATTACCATTTTCATCAACTAAATAAGTAATAAAATATGCAGTTTGATCTATAATCTCAGGTCCTGTACCTCCTGCCCCAATAAATACTGCAAAATAACTTTGATTCCTTTCAGCAACAGGTAAACCTCCCAAAGCCCCATTTACAGAGCCTAAAAAATTATTTAATTGTTCTTGTTCAACCGAAACAGTTATATCATTAACTGGTAATGCAGATGGTGATGGTGCTAATGGCATTATTTTGTATAAGTATTAAAATCTATTGAACTATTACTACTTCCATTATACCTACCATTAGACCATCCTCTTTGGGTATAATTTGAATCCTGAATGGATGCCTTAACGGCTGATCCATTATATAATAATTCAAAATTAGTAGGAATTGTACCTCCTGTATTATAATCTATTTGCATAAAAGTTTGAGAGTATTGAGGCATATCAACATTCCCAAAAACAGCATTATAATCAGACCATTCAAATTGATTTACTGAAGGATTAATATTAATTAATATAGGATTGGAGACCTGAGGAGGTTGTATGGTAGATTGGTTAATTTCTTCTATTACTTGAATAATAGTAAAAGACCCCCCAAATAAACTAAAATTTACCCCTCCAAAATAGTATCTACCACCAAAATTATCATTTAAACTACTTTGAGCGCTAATAGTTTGGGTACCTGCCCCAGTTATAGAAAGTACATTTAAAAGCTGTATTCCATAATTTTCCCAAAGATTAATAGGAATTCCTTCAACCCAAGCATTAACACTTGTTTCAGGTATTAAAACTGAAAGATAAATAGGTGATCCCACTACATTACTTACGGTTATACTAGAAGTTACAGATGTAGGAGTATTTGCTAAATTAAAATCCAAAAGATCAGTAGCATCATCATAATACCCACCCCCATTTCCACCCGCAACAAATAACCCCCCATCATTACCAGGATTCCACACTGCTACTTCTAATTGATCTAAAGTTTTAGATACAGGGGCTTTAAATATATTAAGATCTAAATTTTTAACATTATTAAGTGAAGAAGTATTTTCAACAGGAATAACTCCCATTAAATAACACCCATCCTGTTCTTGAGTAGTTAAAATATTATATTGAGTTGGACCTATATCAGGATAGTTAATTTCAATATTATCAGCAGCATTTAGTTGAGATCCAAAGTCTTCCCCATCTTTATCAAGTTTATTAACTTTAATATATTTTACCCCTTTTGTAAAGGTTTGACCATATTCTGGTGGTGGTGGTGCTGCTGCCATTTTTTATTATTTTTATCCTCCGGTAAATCCTGATTGAGGTCCTAATGGACTTCCTTCCCCTGTATCTAAGAAACTACCAGTATCATACCATAAATATATTTCTCCTTGTTTTGGTATAGAACGTGCATTTAAAAATGGAGAAGATGGAGTTACACTACTAGTATAAAAAATAATATCATAATTTATTTCTAAAGTAGAAGGTTTTTTAACAGTATTTTCATCATTTAATTCTCCTGTAGTAGCTACAAATTCACTACCACTAAACTCTCCATCATAAAATTCTTCTTGGGTAGTATGAATTATAATTTGAGGTCCTACAGGTGTATCTACTGAAGATGACCAACTTTGGGTTACAAAGGGGGATACAGGATTGAATAAGGATTGAGAATGAAAATCAACATTCTCAGGACTATTTGCTAAAGTATTAACATTATTAAATCCACCCCCCGTACTACCACTTATAAATCCCGATTCTATAGATCCTGTGTAATAAGGTTCTGAGTAAGATACTTCAGGAAGTGGAACTCTATTTCTTTCAAGTAAATGTTGTTTAATTACTACCCCTGAAGCTAGTGAAGTACTAGCTGGGATAAAATCTTTAATCATTTTGAAAAGAGAATTATCAAAATACTTAATAAGTCTTATATAATCTGTCCAATTATAATTGCTAGAATATTTTTCAAAGTAAGTATCTCGTAATCTATCCAATTCAGGATATGAGGTGACAGACTGCGACAATAATCGGGGGTCTCCGATATAATCCCCTATATTAAAGTATCCTAGGGAAGCATTAATGTCATCATTGATCTCATTTTGTGGTGAAAATGCTACTTCAACATAATTTACATCTCTAGTATAAGCACTACTACTTTGTGGGTAGTTTTGTTGAATACTTCTATAAGGGGATAAAGTACTTCCTGTAGCAGGTAAAACTAAATCTTGACTTCTAATTTTCTCAGAAATACGATTTTTGATACCGACTGCAGGTTGATCATAATATATGACTTCAGTTTGAGGATAGAATACTACATCAGAATTAACAGTATAGTTATTATTATTACTCAAAAAAGAACTAGTAATATATGAACCTGTTACTTTAGGATGAATTGAAGTTAAAGTACCTGTGCTAGTACTTAATTCACTACCTAAAGGAGCTCTAAATATAAGATTATCTGCAGATGATGAAACATGAACCCCCTCAATAGAATAAGGATTCATTACATAATCATGAAATGCAGCTTCACTTTGGGTTACATTATAAAATCTTATTTCTTGGAAGGATCCTGTTAACCCATAATAAGCATTTCCTCCTAAGGTAACACTATTATTATTATTATAAGGAAAATTAAGTGCCGCAAATGTAGGGTTAATCCATGCTGTAAATGTTGTATTTACAACACTGCTAGTAGTAAATCCTATTTTAAAACCATCATTTCCATTATATATAGAATTAGCTGCTCTTAAAATTACATCAACACTATTACCCGAGGCTCCTTCTTCTCTAGCAGCATGAACACCCCACCAATTTCCATCATAAAAAGGTGCATCAACACTAGTAAGTTTAGTTGTACCATCCCATAAAGATAATTTAGCGTATTCATTAGAAGCAGATGGTATTGCGCCTGAGTATGATGCACTACTATATCCTGAACCTGTGTAATCTAAAGTTACATAAAAATTAGCAGCCCCTTCATTAAAAGAAACTATACTATATTTGTCCTCTGATGGTAAATTATTTCCTGCTTGGAATCTAAAAAATATAGATTCAGGATTGTCATCATAACTATCCCAAGCAGTATTTACATTCCATGGTATTTCTATATGATTGCTAGTAGAAGAACTACTAACGTAAGCAGCATAATTAAATTGGTTTTGAAAATAATCCCAATCGTTTGTATTATTTTTATCCTTTCCCCCAAACTCGGATATCCTTAAAATTGTATCAGGTATACCAAAGCAATTAATAAGTGCCCTTAAACCTTCTACTGTACCTTTTTTATTTAAAAGATAAGGTAAATTGTGATATAAACGTTTGTATGTAGATTTATTTATGTTTTCTAAAGGATAAGCATCATTAGAAGCAGTAATATAATTAGTAATTACTTCTGAGCCTGTAGGAGGTAGTAAACTTCCTGAAGCATTTATACCTAATAATGCTGAGTATAAATCATCTGATGAGAAGTTATTTTGGTATAATTTTAGTCCCGCTCCTCTTAGGGCATCTGCTACTAAATCTTTAGAAATACCATAATCTAACCTATTATCATTATTAAACCTATCAGTTAAAGTGTTTATATAAGAATATAATATATCAAAATGTTGACCTATCATATTTAAAAACAATTCGTATCCTTCATTTGCAGGATCTTCCCTTAAATAAGTAGGAATTGTATTACATAAATTATCTTGATTTTCTTCATCATAAAATGAAGCAGTATATAATCTACCCCCATAATAAGCAGAAGATTCATTAGCACTCCCCATCCAATTTATTACTTCAGCACTTCCTGTTGATTGAAGATTATAAGGTTGAGTGGAATTAGATTTAGGATAAGCTAAAGCTCCTGAGGTATAATACAAGTAATTTTCATACCCATCAAAATTTTTAATTACATCCGTAATTTGATTTTGATAAACTCCTAAAGAAGAAGATACATTACCCCCAGGAGATGATACTCCTGTTAAAATATCTATACTATTTTGGTAAGATTCTATTTGACCTACTTTATAATAGAAATTTAATATTCTTTGATAAGCAGAACTAAAATGAATAAAGTTATCAAAATTAGTATAATCTACATTAACTGTTATGCCCTTTTGGTTAAGAACATTTTGGAGTTCATTATATGAAGAAGTTAATTGGGTACTTTGTTCTAAAGAAGTATAATCTTGTTGAACTGTAGAGTTATTAGTTTGATCCGATAATTGATAGCTAAAATTAGGACCCTTTATTTGTTGAATATCTTCTTCAATAATAATAGGGGTAGGAGGTAGTACTAAATTAAACCCTACTGTTTCTGCTGATTCAAGTACTACTCTAAGTTGGTCATCAACCTCAATAGAATTAGGTAGAGGTTGATATAATTTGATTAAAATGCTATACTCCTCAGTAGAAGTATCTAAAAGGATGTTATTAGCTATGTAGTATGAATTACCAATTTCAACATAAAAATCCTTAAATAACCCTTCTACTTTTAATGAAGAACTAAAGTTTTGAACTAATTCTTCTACCTCATTATTAGGAACATTATTTACCGATAATCTTATTTCTGTTCTACTAGGAGATATAGTTTGGATAAAATAACTATATTCATCTGATTTTAAAGCTGTCTGATAAAAATTATAATATACATTATAAATTCCTTCATTATATCCAACTTTTTCAATATCCCTAACAGGGAAGACAACAACAGAAGATATACTTTCTTCGTTTAATGTATTTTCATAATTTCTAATACTAAAGTTAGAAACCTTCCCACTTGACAATAAATCACCAGTAACTGTTTCCACAGAGAAAATAACTTGATCCGTTACAGGATTAAATTCTGAAGAGGAGTTTATTACAGGAATAAGTACTTCTTGGGAAGCATTATATTCTTGTTGGGTAGCTCCTTCGGGATTAGCTAGTGGAGTTAGTGTTATCATCAGTTGTTAAATCTATAATATTTTGTTGTAATTCAAGATTTTCTTCTCTTAAAACAGTAATTTCATCAAAAAGGGCTTGTATTTCATCTGAAATACCTTGAGCCCCCACATATTCTGTGCTTTGTTTTATTAAAAATTCATGTGAATTTATATCACCTTCTTTTGGAATTTCATAAAATAAATCATTGTATAATACAAAAAATTCATCAACACTAACAGGTTCCTCAACAGGTGGAGTTGGGGGAACTAATTCAGTAAATTGAGTGTCAATGACATTTAAATAAGCAGATTTATTATAAAGCTTCTTAGATAATTTTAGTTCACTCCCTGAGTTATATGGTTTAAGTGAATTATCCATTTATTACCTTAAAATAGTAGTTATCATTTAGTATGAGTGTTTCACCTCCTAAAATAGTCTTAATTAAAACTTGATAATATCTCTCAGGCTCTAGACCATTCATGTATAAAGTAAAATAGCTACTTTTATTATCAGCACTTATTTGAGTGTAGTTAGTATCAAAATCTATTACAAATTCATTAGTATCCAAATCCTTTATAGCATAGTATGAGGATGTAGGTAAATAATGATTAATAGAATATAAGGAAGCAGTTTGAAATACCCTTTGTGGAAATTGAGGTCTGCAATTTATTCTAAATTTTTCAATACTTCCTCTATTAAAAGTTCCTGGGTTGTTATCTAAAGAGGCTACCATTTGAGTAGTATCAATAATAGTATTGGTTGAAGACCCTGTATTAAAATTATAATCTCTCCACTTCATCGCTAACTCAGGAGGATATATAGTATGAGTATCTATAGAAAAATATTTTACTGTAGTAACATAATTTCTATTTGCTACAAATTCATCACTATTACTTTGTTTAACTATAAATCCATCATTTAAAAATCCTCCTAAAGAATTAGATCCACTATACCAAGTTAAAACTGTGTTAGTTACATCTACATTTAAATCTTTATCACTTGAATAACTTAATTCTTGGGATTGAGTAACATTTAAACCTAAACTAGAACCTGTATACCAAGTCCCTCCCCCAGGAGTTGCTGTTTGATATGAAGCAGTTACATATGGGGTAAAAGTAGTAGGCCAATTTCCATCATTAGCACTTAACCTAGAAGTCCAACATACTCCATTTTGGGTTTGAGGCAAACTAGAGTACCTACCTGTACCCATATTCCATGAACCTGATGCAGGGTAAACTTCTAGAGTAGTAGTAGAGTTTAAACCCGTTATATCTGCTATATAAGTTTTTAAATTAGATTGAAATGAAGCCGTCCCTATTTTATTAGTTAATACATCCTCTATTTCAGATTGCGAGAATTTAATTAAAAATCTACTTACCTGTGGATCAGCAGATGTAAAAAAAGTAGATACATCTAATATTTCATCAACTCCTGTATTAAGTAAGGGAAATTGAGAATATATAGAAGCATCTTTTTCGGGAAATAATTTATATACGGCCATAATTTATTTTTATAATGGTACTACTCTACCTTTAATATCGGTATTAGGAAATTTAACTTCAAAAATAGAAGGATCTTGTGATGGGTAAACTACTCCACTTTGGGTAGCTCCTATTACATCATAAGCATATTTAGAATAACCTAAACTTTCACCAACTTTATTTACAATTTCAATACTTTTAATATTTTGAACTCCTTTAACACTATCACAAGTACTTAGTATAGTATATAACTCATTTATAAGAATAGGCTTATTAATCTGCATATTCTCTACATTAAAATATTCTTGTAATCTTCTTATACAACCCGATAATACTTCATTGCTATTATAATTAGGTAATACTACTATTTCAAAGTTAATACCTATGTTAATAACAAAAGCATCTTTTATTTTAATAGAATCATTAATCATTCTATATTGAGATAGATAGGTAGATAAATTTTGCTTTAAAGCACTGCTAGCATTTACAAATTGGTTGGTATCATTATAAGCTAAAATGTATAAGTCTAAAACTGAATTAGATTCCCCTGGTAGAGTGTTTTCTAGTTTAGGAGACTCAGCATACACTTTTGCTATAGAACCATATTGAGAAGGTAAACTATAAGATCTTACTAAATAATCTTCTTGAGTAACTGCTCTAAGTTGAGATGCATAACTTGATAAAGAATTAAGTCTTAGATCTTGTGGAGAATCACCATCCCCTCCCCCAGTAGCGGGATTAGGATTATCTACAGCTAAAGAATTAAAAGTAGTTTGAGCTAAAGCAGCATTTAAATTATCAGTACTGAATAATACATTACCTGTATTAGTTATAGAACTCAATGAATTTGCAGGGACATTTGCCCCAACACCACCACCAGTTAGATACCTTATAGTTAAAGTAGTATTAGAAGGAGCAACACCATAAGTTTTATCAAACATAAAATTAGTAGGAGAATAAGCGGTTGTTAACTTATTTTGTCCAAAAGGTAAACCTATACCTACATTATTAGGGTTGGGTACTATCTCCTCACTAAAGTCGTTAGTAGTACCTGCACCAAACTGTAATTGTAGAGTAGCAGAGCCACTGTTTAAATTGTTACTACTTATAAATCTAGAAACAAACCTGTTAGGAACTTTTTTTAATCTTAAAAGTGAAGGAACCTCACCAGATTCATCTGTTGTATTTGGATCAGGACCAAAAGGATTTGTATTTTGTATAGTTTCAAATACTGTTTCTTGAGCCAAGTAATCTACCTCAGTCCATTCATTCCCATCACTATCAATTATATCTAATATCCCTAAAGGTTGACTAGCTACAATATTAGTTGTTAAAAACTGTTGAGGATCTCCAACTGATATAGTTGTACTATTGATAGTAGCTGAAGCTGCCTCTACTTTCTTTTTAAGAAGGAATGATGTTGGGTTACCCCCTGATACCTCATATATAGTTACTGTTGTAGGATCTAAAGAGCTAGATTGGCTAAAATCAATTCTATTTTGGGTTAAAAAAGATACATTAGCCGTACCCGTAACTGTTGAATTTTCCTGAATTATTAAAGCATAATTAAAATCAGGTACATATTCTCCCCCCTCTAAAATTGCAGGTACAGTTTGAAAAACATCTAATTCAGTAGTAGCAGCTGATGAAACAGAAGGTTTATAACCAAACATGTAAGCTAGATCATATAGATTGTTGCTTTGTTTAGCATATTGAATGAAATTTTCTTGAATCTGATTGTCAGTATAAAAAGCCATAACATCCCCTACATAAGAAGCCATTTCAATAAACATCATTCCTGGTGTAGCAGCACTAAAGTCTGTAAAAGTATTAGGAAAATATGTTTTTGAAAAATTAATAAGATTCGACCTCATCTCAGTGAAGTTCCTGTTGATATATTCAACGTTTCTATTAACTTTTTTACTTGTATTTGAAGATAAGGACATTATAGGGGCATATTAAATTCTACAAACTCATTTAAACTAGAGAAAACTGAGTAAAATATTTGGATTGTAACTGAATAGTAATCTTCATCAGCTATAATTTTTACCTCTTTTAATTCAATTACAGAAAACACCAGACTAATATCTTCTTCTATACTTTTTTTAAGGATTTCAAGTGAAGAAGGATCATTTTGTTCAAAAAGGAAGGCTTGAACATTACTGCCAAAAGAAGGATTGAAAACTCGTTCTCCCTTACTTGTCAAAAAATAATTAATAAGATTATACTTTACTTGTTCGGCTGTAGTATAATTAATATTAAAAATGGAATCAGAACCTGAAGTAGCATTAGCAATTACGTCTGAACCTGTGGGGGGTAATAAACTTCCTGGGGTATTAATGTCTAATGGAGTTGATTGGAAAGGTACAGACAACCCAATACCCACAGTGGGGTATTGATCAAACGCCGGTATATTTCCAACTTTTATAGCCATTATTTTTTACTTATTAATCCCATTATTTGGTCCATTCCTAATTCTCCGGGAGGTAAATCTCCACCAGGCATTGTGCCTTGGGGGTTAAATCTAGGTTTAACGTCTGCTGAAGTAAATGAAGCTGCAGTTTCGCCTAAGATACTAGCATATTGGGCTCTTCTATCTTCATTTACGGGTGTTGGTTGAATAACTTTAGGAGAAGATTCTATTACTGTTTGTTTAGGAGCCTTTACAGCTTCCAATAAAATTTCTCTTAATTCTTCTTGTATGGCCTCTTTAACGGCCTCTTTAATTAAAGATTTTAATACTTGCGATTTCATTGTTTATAAATATTTACTTAATAAGCTTTTAAATTATCTCTGTCAATAACGAATTTTAATTCATTAATCATTATTTGTTCTACTTGGGTAAATGAAAGTTCGGTTTGAATTAACACTATTCCATCTTGGTTTTTTCCAAGTGCCCTTATCCTATTTACAGTAGGTGAATAAGGAACTTTTTCTATTTCTAAAATAAACCCTTGATATGTTGATAAATTAGGTGACTCCTCAGCTTGCTGTTCAACTTGAGCAATCTCAACCAACTCAGGTGAAGGAGGAGGCAAAGTTATAGTATTAGGAGGGCTACAAGTTTGAATTTTTTCATCTAGTGATTCTAATTTTTTAATAAAATCATTTACATAGAATGACATTAAAGCTACGGGGACTGAAAACCCGTCAATAGCAAACTTAGTAGGAGCAATTTTAGAATTCCCAAATTTATCAAATGTTTTATTAGTAATTAAATCATCTAAATCACTCAACCCAGATACTATAGCTCCAGGTATAACAGGAATAAATTTAGAGCCTAATGAAATACCTGTTTTGGCTATCTTTAATGCAATAATTAGTTTTATTAAAGAATCAATTCCAAATTTAGCTAAACCTAATGTTATCTTAAACCCCTTTAATATGTTAGATATAGTATTAGCTTGATCTAACACATTATTCCTAATAAAAATTACATTAGCTACTTCCTCAGGGGTAGGACATCCTTTATCAAACTTTACTAATTGCTTTTCTAAGCTAGGGACAATTCGATCGGCGAATATCATAGCTTGTTTGGTTACTAACCCTATAATCAAGTATATCCCACTTTGTTTAAGCGCACCAACAGTGGAGTTATTAATAATATTTTCTTCAATCTTAGCCATTAGATAGTTTTACTTACTTTAGATTTAGTTTTAGTTTCTAAGTCAGCTTTGATTTTAACTAATGTAGTAATTAAAGGAGTAGTAGAAGCTACCATAGTTGTTAAATAAGGAGATGGATTTTTATTAAATTGACCCATCCATTTCTGCAATTCACCAACCAACTCAGATAAAAGTTCTATAGTTATATCTCCTTTTAATAGGGGTTCTGTTGCTTCTTTATCACCCAACAATATATTAGGAGAATTTACCACAAAAGAATATTCACTATCTACATTAACTGAATATTGAGAATTTAAATTTATAGATTTAGCTGAACTTAGTAATATACTATCTTCTTTAGCATTTAAAACTAACCTACCAGAATTGATTAAAACTTGAGGAGACGAATATTCGGGAACTAATTCGGGTGCTAATGAACTAGTGTATGAATTGTAATTAAAAATATTAGGTTCTAAATTAACTTGTTGTGTTGAAGTTAAATATAAAGACCCACTATCTTCATTCACATCTTCATTTACTGTAGTCCACCCCTCATCCGTTCGGGGCCCTTGCCCATTTCTAATTTTAGTAATAGGATCCTTTCCTTCATATCCTGCAAGTCTTATTGAATTACCAAATCTTCCTTCTATAATATAATCACCAATGTAAGGTTGAAGTGGGTTTATGTTTAATTGTTCAACAAATCCTTCTCCTAGATTAATCTCAGTTCCACCATCTGTAACTTGCCTCACACTCCCTGCGGAAGTTTGAACATAATCTTTTTGTTGTGATGGGGCTAATTCTGAAAATCCTGGTATTGCATTATGGTGTTGGCTTCCCCAAACATTAATAGGGGGTAAATAATATAACCTATTAGAAGTAGGATTGCTTTCTAATCCTGTAGAAGGTAAAGATAATACAACGACAACTTCATTTAATAAAGGATATTGCTTAATATTAGGAAATAAGGGATAAGCAATAGATATTGAATTTGTAGTTGTAGGCTGGAGTACGTCTTCAATAAAAATTGCACCAATGGAAGCCCATTCTCCGAAATTTTCAAATTCGGGGTGAGATTCATTTAAAATAATATCCTTAACTCTGCTAGAAAATATATTTTTATTTCCTTTAGATTTAGTGGGTTTATCATTCCCACTCAAAACTCCCTGAGAAAGTCCCGCTATGCCATATTGAAAATTAGGCATTACTTTTTATCGTCCTTGAATTTTTTTACTTCTTCTAATAACTGATATTTCTCATCTTCTGTCATTCCAAAATTACCATCATCATTTCCTTCATTATTTACTGCACGTTGGATGATAGTAGCCATTTTGATGAGTTGTTCATCATTTTTAACAGATATTTCAAGATATTCTTTAAGTAAGGGAACTACTAGAGTAGCATCCCCAATATCTTGGATTAAAGGTTTTAGCTCGGATATAAGGGTAGAAATTTGTTCTTCCTTTTTCTTTTGATTTAGGTAAATTTCTTCCAATATGTCGGAAAATTTTTTCTTACCAAATATTTTTTTATCGAGCTGTCCCATATTTATTCTTTATTTATAAATATGGTTCCTCTTTAAAATTAGTATAACCATTATTTTTGTAGAAGAGGTAATGTTCTTTATAAATTTTACCTAATCTATCGGCTATTTTAGTAATTTGAGGTGTTTTAACCTCTACCATTTCTCTTATGTAGATATAAAGTGCTTTTTTATTAAAAATATCTAAAGAATCTCTTTGTTCAAATATAGATAAAATTGCATCCGCTATTTTAGCATCTCTAAGCTTTGGGAATAATTCGGAAAGATTATTTTGGCAATACCTAACATATTCATCCATAAAAAGTGAATCATTATCTTTTTCCATAGGATCATAATCCATATCATATGAATAATTTAAATTATGGTATAATTCTTCAACTGGTGCTTTGTCTACCCTTTTCTTATAATTTTTAGTATTTTGTATAATCAAATACCGTTTAGCAATCGTACCAAAGTATGAAAATGCTTTTGCCCCCCGTGTAGGATCAAATAAATGGATTTTACTCAATAAAAATGTTATCACCTCGTGTTGGAGATGTTCAATTTCATTTACTTCTGTATAATAAAATTTAAAAGTATGAATTATATTTTCGGTAAGTTTAAAAAAACCATAATGGATACCTGTACGATAAATTTCACTCCTTTCTTCGGGATCAGAAGAGCCATTGTATCTAACAATAGCGTCTTCTGTTTCTTGAGTAAAATATTGGTTTTTTGTCTTCTTCTTCCTTTTTCTAGGGGGTAATGTGCTCATAATTTGTCTATCCTAAAGTTAGATAGAATTTTCTGGAGATCTTTAATTTGCTCATACATAAAACCGATTTCATCATCGCTTTTAAATATTCCTTTCTCATCAATTTTCTTCATCTTTTCATCCGAAAATTCTATTATTCTACTGAATTGATCAAGATATGTTATATATCCTGCCAATATGTCTTCCTGCTTTTCGTTTTTGCGTAAAAGATTAATGGTAGTAAACGCTAAGGCTACAACCAATACACTTAATACACTAATTACTACTGTTTCTATCATAGCTTATCAAATAAATCTTTAAGACCTTTACTTTCAAGTTGGGAAAGTGCTTTATCTTTTGTGGACTTTCTAGCTTCTTTCGTCAATGTAAAATTTTCTGCCTGGGTAGGCACGGAATTTTTAAATTTAGGTAACCACTCACGTTCAAATTCGATACGAGCTGCCATTAAATCGGCCTGATGTAAAATAAATGGTAAAGAAGTTCGTGGTTTTTGTTCGGGCATAAATGCCTTAAGGTACTTACTATTAGCTTCATCATATAACCCATCATGAGTTTGGATTGCTAACATCTCATTGAAAGTATACGAGACACCATGTGACTGAAGCATAAATAAACCTCGATCGGGAACTGAAGCAAATGGAACTTGTTTATTAAACATGTAATCCTCCCCTAACTTGTCTTTCCTCCACTTATCAGTTTGAGGGATATAAGATTCATGTTCCTCATTCCCCATCTTACCAAGATCATGGTTAATAGCAGAAAAAACAAGTTCTTCATTAGTAAAAGTAGACATATCTGCTCCTTCTTCTTCCCATAATTTGGATTGTTTAAGAGCACATCGAACTACTCGATTAACATGCTCAACATATCCTCCTGGGAATGAATTATGATATTCTTTTTTATGAGCAGCTGGCATTATCATAATGCGGTCCTCATATTTTTTATAAAATTCAATAAGTTTATTCTTTCTATCACCTGTAATGTGACCTGTAATATTCTTGCAGAATTCTTCCCAATTAGCTTGGATTTGTTCGGCTGTAAGCATTATACTCGGTTTTGTTCGTTTGGGGTCATAGGTTCACGGTCTACCGTAGCCTTGATTTCCTCAACTAATTCCTCACACTCTACTTTTACGTTATTGATTTCTTGGCTATTTCCTCTTCCATTATGGAATTCAATATGCTTTAATTTAGCTTCGAGATTTTCGAGCTTTCTCTGGATGTGTTGTCTAAAATACATTTTTAAGTGGTTTAAAACTGAAGTTACGAATTAAGATTTGGGGAATCAAGTAGTTTTTTAAGAAAAGCACACTTTTCATATTCTTCTTGCTCCTCAAAATACTGCATTGATGTGTTCAATGCCTTCTTTAAATTTTTATATGATTCTTCTTTATTAGAAATATCTTCTAATATGTGTTGGGAATACGGGTCATTAAGATCAAATTTATTAACATATTCCCATGCTCTATTAAATAACATGTAACGGCCTGCTTTTTCTACACCGTCTACATCAAAGGAAGGATCAGCTTCCTTAAACATTTTAACTAAACCCTTTTGATAAGAAAGATTATTATTAATGAGTTTAGAAAACATCCCAATAAAATATCTAGGATGATTTTCATCTAACATCTTTTTAACAAAATCAGGAGTTGGGATATCTACCCCATCATCTTCTTTATCAGAATTAAATGCCCCAAAAATTTTGTTAATGTCCATATCATTTATAAATATAGTTGATCTCAAGATCTCCTATAGTAGTATTATAAGTCCAATAATTTTTCATGCTACATCCCATTCTATAGCAGCCATCAAATAAGCAGACCCAGTATCTATATTAGGATTCTCCTTTAAAATCGCTATTGCTTCAGCCCTTACTTCATTTCTTAGCTCATAATCATCAGCTTTAGATAGAATCATTTGAACTACATCTTTTGTTTTCATTGTATATGGATTTGTATTTTTAGGCATTTAGTAAAATTAAATTAAAAGTAGGGGGAGGTTAACATCCTCCCCCTCCAATCAACATGGCATTGCTCTTATGCTGCGAATTCTTTCGCTACCTCAAAGAGCTCTTGGTTTACTTTCAAATCCTGCTTAAAGTTCTTAATCTCACGAGCTTTACGCATTTTAGCACCGGAAACATATTCAAAATCTCCTGTAACTACACGCTCTTGTACGAGATTAAACACACTCCACAAATCATCTCCTGCATCTTCCTTACGCACTGGGGTAAGAAACTCATCAAGATCAATCTTATAAAGCTGGTCAACCTTCTGGTTTTCTTGGACTTTAAATCGTGTCTCAAGTGCTTTACGAGCCAAATCATACTTTTGATTTTTATCAAGTGTAGTGGCTTTAAACTTATTCATACTATCAACTGTAAGGGGCAATTTATCAACCATCTCATTGATGGTTTCACGCAAAGTATCAAAATCATAACCCATGTGACGGATTTTCATTGAACCGAACTCTTCATCGGCAATTACCAATCCATTTGAACAAACAAATCGATACATTCCTGCTTGGAACGTGAATGAATTTTTACCATCATGGGAATTAGTCATGATGATTTGAGGCCAAACATTATCACCATCTTTTCCTTCAACCATCAAATCTGGGTGGCGGAAAACCATCATGTGTTTTTGGAAACCCGTTGTTGCTGTTTTTCGAGCTGCAACTTGTTTCGCTTCAATAACCCCCCAACCTAGCTTACGCATATCATCAATTACTTGATTGGTTGGAATGTGTGTGTAGTGTTTTGAAACTTCACTACTAGCACTCTCAGAAAATGCAACTGGGCAAACTTCTTTAATTTGCTCGTCGTTCAAGAATTGAACATCTTTTACAGTCGCTGAAAACATTAAATCACTCATAACTAAAAATTTAAATTACAGCTGCGATTCGCCCGCAACCTTACCCCGTAAATATACGAACGATCTCCGGTGGAGCCAAATTTTAATATGACTTTAATATGACGCCCCTTCTTAAGGGGTAATAGCTAAATCTACACCTAGTAATGAACCAGAAGCCGTTGCATCTCCTAAACTAAATATCTGAGCGTTAGGAGCTGAAAATTGCATTTGCTCTTTAGCTATAGTAGCAGTAGGAGTAAAAGCAAAAGTAGCAGTAGCATTAGGATCAATTATAAAAGCAGCATTAGTAGATCCACTCACCACAGTACAATTAGTTAATGCCGATAAAGAGGCAGAAGGAAATAAAGTTTTATAAACAAACTTATTACCATCCCAAATCCTTACACCTTCCATAGCAAAATATGCAGTAGAATTATTATTATTTGCTAAAGTAAAAGTATATGCTTGAGCAGTTAAATCAGCAGAAGATGTTTGAAAACTTCTTAATTGTAATCTTGTATAGGATGTTGCCATAATAATAAATATCCAAAAAACCTAACTTAACACCACTCCCCCTCCTATATCTCCGTATATACTTTACTCGCTACCACGAGTTGTTTTTACGATTGAAGGCCGTTTTTTAGATATTACGTTTTTTTGCTCACTATGGGGAAGAGGTTGCGTTGTGGGACGAATAATGCGAGTATAGCGAGGATAATAATAAATAGATTGAACATTTGGATAATAATGTCTATCTACAGCATATGAGTTTTTTTGTGGTATATCGCAATCATAATCAATCCCATACATCTCATCACATTGCATGTTTGATGTGGTACTACACGATGTAATACACAATATAACCATTATAATAACCGATATACGCATCTACTTTAATTTAAATATTATTTCTTCACCTTGATCATCGATAAACATTTCTGCTTTAGGAAATGCTTTTGAAATAAACGCCTTATACAACCTATGCCGACCAGTATCCTCGATTTGTTCACTACCTTTTTTATTAGGAGAGTAAATCAAAAGATTAGGCATATTACTAGCAAATTCTTTTTGTAGGATTTCTTTAATTGTAGACATCAAACGAAACATAAACTTAACATCATTAACCAAACCAAAACTACTATCCCCAGCATGCGAGAAAATAATTTCAATTCCATCTAAAACAGTACCGTTAGGCTCATTTACAAATTCATAAAATTCGGGGCGATCCATTTCCATATCATCAGAAACACGCTCTTTATAAGTAATTCCTTGAAGTTTAATTGGGATTTTTTCATCACCAGTAGGCCCATCAATTATATAACCATCAATTAGATAGCCAAATGAACCACCTCTTTCGAAGTTCTTCTTGTACTTGAATGGCTCAGAAGTTCCTTCACCGACCTCTCTCAAACGTATCTCCGTATATATCTCTTCTAGCGATTTCATTTTAGTATCTTTTGGGGAGTTTTTAAAATCAACAGGATCTACATTATCATAGCTAGGGTTTAGTGTGACTTTTTCTGCCCATTGAGTGCCATAAGCTTCCCATTGGGATCTCATGGGGGGTGAACTAGTATCATCTTCGATGGCTTTGATCCATGGTCTTGCTTCTTGGTACATTTGACCCATTATGCGTACGTCATTGATAATAACAACATCGGGTTGAACGTTATCTCCGACGTATAAGGTCTCGTTTTCTTTAAACATAGAGATGCTATCGGAAGCATCAGGATTCATTATCAGATTGGGGTTGGATTTTTTTACCCCGTAGATGACTGAAACGGCATCTGTGCCCATTTTACCTTTAAATTGTAATGCTCCTCTTAAGTCTGAAGAGAATGAGGTAAACCCACGTTCACCCCTGGAAACATAGGTTATATTGGGTTGATTGATGACGAACCCTCGATCCGAAAACATCGGTGTGTGTTTGTACTCTGCATCCCGGATAAGTTTTTGAGCTTGATTTAGGGGCATAGTAGCTCCTCTCCATGCGTAATCTCCTCCGTTTGAAACCCATTCGGTTTCTTCGCTAGCAGCAGGTATGTAGTCTTGGGCTTGAGGATCTAAAATTTTAGGAAATTTAGATTTTAAAGGTAGCAAATCTTTTAAATATATTTCTAATCCGCTTGATTTATTAGTTCGGAAGTAATTCATTAATAACCCTAATACCTTTTCTTCATCCTCGGTATTAGGTTCAAAATCGGGTGCGTATAGTTTTGAAATAAAATCATTCCATGACTTTTTTCCTCCACCATCAACATCCGCCCATAGTTTATCGCCGACATCGAGTCGTTCTTGGATATTCCTATATAATTGTTCGAGCTTCATTTAAAGTTGATGCCATGGTTTGATCCAATTCTCCCAAATGATTCTTTTTACTTTTTTCATTCACCCATGTTAAAGGTTTTTCCACTGTCCAATTTAACAGAAACTTTTCCATTCTCATCTCTGGACCATGTGTCTACTACCTCCATTTTATCTCCTCGAAGCATTTCAAGGCTAGCAGAAACGATCTCATCATTATCCATCAATTCATAAAATTCATCCTCGGCATTTAATCCACCTATAAAATCAATAGAATCTTTAGAAGAATCTTTCTTAGTGTAAGAAACTCTATGCCTAGCCATACTTTCCATTATTTTACCATCTTTACGTAAAATTGATTTCCAATTTGACATATCCATAGCATCCCACTCACCAACTGGCTTATTATTTAAATAATGAGTTTCTCTTTCAAATTTTTCGAATGCATCGTTTACCTCATCTTGTGATGGTAATTCATTCTTCAACATATCCATATATATTTTTTCGATGGAAGTTTCTTCTTTATCCGCTCCTAAAGCAACTTTCATAGCATCACCGTAATCCTTCATGGATTTGTCGTCAAATTCGTTAAGTTCTGGTGAAGATAGAAACTCTTCACGTGCTTGGTTTTTTCTTTTGAAAAACTGCATGATAGATTCTGGTTCTTCGAATCTCTTATCTCCTAAACGAGAGTTAAGAAATATACGGTGTAAATCTGTTTCTTTATTTACGGCGGATTCTCTTTCTTCCGAACCACCTAAGTAGTTTTTTCCGTCGCCTTTAAATAATTCGGTTCTTGTAATCCTAACAATCTCTGGATTGGATTTGAGATCGTTAAACATTTGTTTTGCTTCGTTCTCGTCGGTAAAATGTCTGAAGTCTCGAGTGACTTCGTTACCGTTCATTTCAACAAATTCTACTTCGTAAAATTCTTGTGAAGATGATTGGTTTTCTTGAACATCATCAATGTAAGTATCATCGTCTTTTTGAACTTCATCGTGAACTGCTTGTCTCATACGTGGATCATTTTCTCTGCGTACTTCGTCCCAAGTCATATCAAATAGTTCTTTAGATGCTCTATCGTATCCATCGTCCTCGTTTTCGTTGAGGAATTCTCTAAATGTGCTTAATTCTTTCATGAGTGTTCTTAAATGTTGCGTATAAATATGTGAGGGGATAGTAAGGTATCCATGTTAATTGAGGATATTCGTATATACTTGTCGAGGTACTATAGTTATTTTCGATACACTAATATATCGTAACTACACGTATGGTAATATACACGTCGATGGACATCAGCGCCGGTGGGATACCTATACGGTACGCCGTACGCACGCACGCACCCCGTTGGTAAGACGGGGGCACCGTCACCGTTATGACCGCACCCCCATCACCCAATTAATGTTTTTTATTCAGCGTTTGCTGCTTCTTCATACATCCAATTCACTTGATTCTTGGTGTTTAAATTGAAGAAAAATTTATTCATGCTACCACCACGACGGTTTTTACTAAATGCGAGGTAACGATTACCTTCATTATCGAATTTTAAATGACCCATCGCTGTCGTCATATGCTTAATGCGATTTGAACCAGCGAACGAACCTGATTTGGTTACTTGCTGGATGAGCAACGTTGCCGTATTAATACCACGCATATTCTCACCCATATTCTGTTCTTCAAGCAACGTCAGTAGCTTCGTCGTCGCACCCTTATAAGTGCCACCGTAATAATCTTGAATCATGACTGCTACCTCCGCAATCGAATCAATCAACACACAATCATAACCAACATTAAATGCACCACGCAATACTTCAAGCGGATCCTCATCATCGCTATCGCCTAAAAACAAAATCGGCACATCACCAAACTTGGGGAAACGCTTAACGTAACCAACCATATCAATCTGATTCATCTCACCCGACACAAACAACACTTTCTTGCCCTTATTATTCATGTCAGCAAGGATATCTAGCAACACTGTTGTTTTACCAACACCTGGATCACCCGTAACAACGGTATTCGTTCCTGGCATTACACCACCTTCACTACTAAAATAACTATCAATCGCACGGCCTGTTTTCAACGGGTTGAATAAGTTCTTCTCGAACTTCAGGTCATTCATCTTGGTAACTTTTACTTGCAACATATTAATTGGGTTTTTTTTATTTATTCTCACTAATTTCTTCTATCGCTATCGCTTCAATCAACACCAAACTACACACATCATCAATCCACATATCAATCGGGTTTTAATTTAACTGCTTTGCCCGCAACCGGACCCCATGAATATACGAACGAATCCTTGCAATCCCAAAAACTTATGCGATTGATTTTAGGAACTCTTGCTCCCACAACTCCGGGTGAATGCGTTGAGCAAACAACTCGTCCTTCTTGGACTGGGGGAGCTTGTAATAATTTTGACGGCATTTAAACCGGTTAACCAGCATATCAATGCTGAAATAACGATCGAGTGCTTCAATTACATAACCGAATTGACGATCGCTCGGATCCATGGTAACCATGATGTGAGGCTCTTTACCGCTCTCACCATCCAGCAAATGCTTTGTCTCAAAATGGCCTAAACCCATCTGCTCAAGTTCATACTTAACCATATTAACAACTAAATCAGCATTCCATTTCCTTCTCATCACAATTGGGTTTTTAATTACGCTCGGCTGCCACCGCAACCTTACCCCGTAAATATACGAACCCTCCCTTGCATCTCCACATTTTCCCGCGGAAATCGCGTTTACTTGCGGATATATATC